AGAAAAGAAGTGCAATTTTTGATGTAACCATTTCAAACATTAAATTACTACATTATAGTTAATTTGAAAAATGGATCAAATAATAGGTCATTGCAAAATTTGGGGTGCAGTTTTTTTAGCTGAAATTACAGCTTGGAACCTTTCTGATCTTAATGAGGTAGCTAGTATTATTGCATACTTATGTGGTGCGGTGGGTTCATTAGCACTTGCATATCATCATATAATTAAAAAGAAATGACAACTGAACTTATAGCAATGTTAGGCGGAGGAGCCTCAGGGTTTATATTTAAACTTATAGGACAACTTGTGTCTAACCAACAAGCTACTGTTGACGCTATGTTAAAGAAACAAGCTGCCGCAGATGAAAGTCATCAGAAAGCCGCTACAAGGGGCGGAGAATGGGTTAGGAGGGTCATAGTATGCACCGTGTTGTTTGCGGTCGTTGTAGCCCCATTTATATTAGCTCACAGCCCAGAGGGTGTTACAGTCGGACAAGAAACAAAAGGATTTTTTGGATTATTTGGAGGAGTTAAATATCAAACTCTTAACGGCTACTTAATTTTACCAGAAGTTCGTCAAACGGTTCTAGCTATTGTCGGATTTTATTTTGGCTCATCAACTATTAAATGAATGAATTTTTACAAGTCATATCAGCCCTTACTCCAGTCCTAATTGCAATCATTACACTAATTATTGTATTAGCCAGAATGCACTACAACCTTGAATCCCTATCAGAAAAAGTAAAAGTCCTTTTTGATTTTCACAACAAGAGAAAAAAATAATGCACAACAACAAATGTAACTGCGGCAAGTCTAGTACAATGCCCAAATGTGATGGTCACTCTCACAATATCAAACCCCGCAACCAAGGTAGCGGGAAAAAACTAACCCGAAAAAAAATAAAAATATAATATTATGCCATACGGAAAAGGTACATACGGAAGTAAAGTCGGAAGACCCCCTAAGAAAAAAGTAGCTAAGAAAAAAGCTGTTAAAAGAAAGTAAGTGATATGCCCAAGGATGCTTGTTATAAAAAAGTAAAAGCTAGATATAAAGTTTTTCCTTCGGCTTATGCATCTGGGGCTATTGCTAAATGCAGAAAGGTTGGAGCTTCTAATTGGGGCAACAAGTCAAAGAGGAAAAAGGTCTAAATGGCAGTTCGCAAAACACAAGCAGGACTGGATTTAAAAAGGTGGTTCAAGGAGGACTGGAAAGATGTCCGCTCGGGGAAGCCTTGTGGAAGACAGAAGGGCGAAAAGCGAGGAACGCCATATTGCAGACCATCCAAACGTGTGAACTCAAGGACTCCTGTTACTGCATCAGAGATGTCCAAAAGCGAAAAGCGTTCACGTATTTCACAGAAAAAAAAGTTAGGGCAACCCGCAGGGAAACCCCGTAGAGTAAAATCAGTAAGGAGAAAATAAATATGATGAATACAAGAGGAAGATTATCTCGTCCAATGGCTCGTCCTATGGCTCGCAGAATGGCTCGCCCTATGGCTCGTCCTATGGCACGACCTATGCGTCGTCCTATGCGTCGTCCTATGGCACGCCCTATGGCACGCCCTATGGCTCGTCCTATGCGTAGAGGCTCAATGCGTTAATTTAGTGAGAAAAGAACATAAAAGTAAAAAAGGTGGTCTTACCCAAGCGGGTCGTAATTATTTTAAACGCAAGACAGGTGCTAATTTAAAACCACCCGTTACCGAATCTAACCCTAAAGGTAAAAACAAGGCTAGAAAGAAGTCTTTTTGTGCAAGAATGGGTGGTGTAAAGGGTCCGATGAAAGATAAAAAGGGTAGACCAACTAGAAAGGCTTTAGCTTTAAAACGCTGGAAGTGTTAAAATGTCAAGATTTTCATCATATGGTCAAATTGACTCTCAAATGCGAGATGAGATTGATGCTGGATTTTTTGGTTTTAATAATCGGTTTAGACCCGATCAATTAAACGATGGAATTCTTGCAGATAGTCAAAACGGTCGGATGGATCTTAATGGCGAATGGCAAGTTCGCAAAGGTATTGACGTTATTAGCGGTTCCTTGCTTCTTGCGGGTAGCGGAATTAATGTAGGGACTGCGGTTCTTGATGATGAAGGGACACCACCTGTAATAAATGATGAAGCTATTCCCGTAATTAGGGGGTCTTGTGCATTTTCAGATCCTACCGAATCAAGCAATAATCAATACATTGTTATTGCATTAGGCACAAAAGCAAAATTAGTAAATTTAGTTAATCGTATTGTTACTGAAATAGATTATCCTCCTGGAATAACTGTTGATCCAAATGCGTTTTTACTCCAAGCATTTAACAAGGTTATTTTATTTAGAGACGGTCAAACGCCTCTACTTTGGGATGGCGATGAATCCAATGATTTTGTTAAGGCTGAAAGCGGAACTTTTGTTCAACCAGTAGAACTTGGTAATAATTCAAATAATACTGTTATTAGCGATGGGGTTGTAACTGTTAGTTCAACTGCACATGGACTAGAAGTAGGCGATGAAATTGTTGTTACAGAATCTAATAATACTTTAACGGTAGGGGACAAGTTTGATGTAGCAACTGTACCTGATGCAGATAGTTTTACATTTTTTTCGGACTCCAGTAATCAAACTACCGTTGAAAATCATTACACAAAACCAGTTTCAGAGGGTATTGGTTATATCAGAATGCCAGCACCATCATTTGGTGTGTATCATGGAGAACGATTAGCAGTACCTTTTAATTATAATGTAGATTCTTCTGCGGACAGTTACACCGATAGAAATACTAGGGATGAAGTTATTATTTCTAATGGTCAACAAATTCAAACTTTTGATGATTTAAATGGTAAATTTAGACCTAATCTTGGAACTGCTGATTTCCTTGTTGGCTTGCATTCTTTTACAAATGAAACGCTTGTTCTTTTTAACAGAAATAGCATTCATATAATATCTGGTACATCAAATCTCAAAGCTTCTGCAATGAGTTTGGTTACAAATGAAATAGGTTGTGTTGCTAGAGATAGCATTGTTCAAGTTGGCGAAAACATTATGTTTCTTTCTGACAATGGCGTGTATGGTGTTTCATTCCAAGACTTATATAATCTTCGTGGAAATGAAGTTCCGCTTAGTGAATCAATTGACGCTACAATTCAACAAATAAACAAAGAATATTGGTCAAAATCAGTAGGAGTTTATTTTGATAATAAATATTATTTAGCCGTTCCAATCGGACAAGGCGCAAATAAAAACAATAAAATTATTATCTATAATTTTTTAAATAAACAATGGGAAAGCATTGATAGCGTAGATGATCCATCATTTGATTTTGAAAATTTAATTGTAGCTGGAGATAAATCTAATCGTGCTGTTTATGCAGTAAATTCTTTAGGTGGAGTTCACAGGATAGAATCAAGACTAGATGGAGTAGATCAAATTACTGCTGATCCATCTACTTTGGGAGCTATATCATCATTAACAATTCCAGCATCTATTACTACAAGACAATTTAATCTTAAATCATTAGATAGAAAAAAATGGAATTCTTTTGAAATTCACACTGAATCATCCGCCGAAAGAGATTCAGAATTTACCATATCTGCTGAAACTGAAAATATTGATTATAATTTAAGATTAGGCACTTTGTCTGACAGATTAAATGGCAGTCCATTATCGCGAAGTGAAGATGTTTCCATCCGTGGTAGAATAGGTAATAGCCGTGCCTATGGAATTCAATTTACCTTAGACGAAATTTCGGGCAGACCAAAAATAAAATCAATTAAAACAACAGGAGCACAAGCTTTCAGATCCACTAACACCGCAATATAATGGCAATTTTAAATGTACTCAATCCTTATGTAGATGGACAAACTATTACATCTAGTAATTTAAACAGTTTAGTTACTGATTCTACTTTTGCATCAGAAGCAGTTGACGATATTACTACTCAAATAGGTGGTGCATCTGGTAAATCTATTGTTGTTCGTGACAATGCAATTGACCGCTCTAAATTAAAAAGCGAGTTAAAGGGTGCACTTGAAAGAATAGATGCGGCTTATGTTGGCGGTGACAAAACTGGCAACACTAGGGGTGAGTCAGCACTTGACATACAATCATTAAC